CAGGAAAACTTTACACAGAAGAAGAGCGTAATAATATGCCGCTCCTCTCCCTAAAAGAGGTTTGGGTGGTTACTCGCCACGGTGAGTTTGTAGAAGACTGCTTAAACCAAGAAAAGAAACTTCTGTGCTCATATACCAAGCATCGACAAAAAGCAAAGCGTTTTAAGAGTCACGAGGAAGCTTTAAGAACAGCTAGAACACTTAAAAGTGTCATAGGGCCTGGTTTTGATATCAGTCGTTATTGGCTAAAACTGAGCTAAATTAGAGTATATGTAGCTGCACTCATCAATAGTGACTTCACTTCGTTATAACTCTCCGATGAAGCAGGGTCTGCGTAAGGCAGGCGGATTGTTTGGTTTAGATCTTTTTAAGCTTTTCGAAGACAGCGAAGGAAGCGAACAGGGTGATTTCGATCCGGCACTTTCGTTTTCAACAACTTCGAAAGGCAGAGGTGGTTTAACTTATTTACCGCAGCCGCAATCGGCAGTAACCACAACTCTTTCCTTGCTGCCACGTTCGCAACAAGTGCAGGCACCTAGTGATCTTGCTCAACCTCAGTTACCTTCTCCTCAGACTGCAGAGCCGGAAGAAGCAAGTAATCAAAAGAGTCTTCAAGACATCGCTAGGGATTACGGTCAGACAGCTTTATTCGGTCACCAGGATTATAAAAAAGCAACTCAGGATTACGGTTACTCGAACGAAGACGTCCAAAAATATCTCGAAAGCAATCCTTACATGCTCGCTGTGAGCAACCGCGCAGGTCAAGGTGGTTTGATGGATGAAGTTTTACGTGGAAGAGTAGATACAACAAAAGCAACCACACGAGATTTCTTTGAAGCACAGCAAGCTTTCACACCCACTCCAGGTTCTCAGCAAACACAAGCATTCCGGACTGCTCAGTCATACTCTGGTGCTCCTGAAATCTCTAGTAACTTTGGTCAAGACGCCAAATACTTTGGTAAAGAAGATCTTGCTGCTGCTCGTCAATCTGGTTACTCAGACGAAAATATTAAAAGCTTCTTACAAAAGAATTTAGATAAGCTTCGGGGTCCGAACGTACCAGGTGGTGAAAGTGAGATTGGTCAAATGACTGCAGGATTTGCTACTCCATCACCATCACCATCAACAACAACACCAACACCAACACCAACACCATCACCAAGTCTCGAACCTGAAAATATTGTTAGAAATGCGCCAGAGATCCGTCTATCAGCTGGACAAAGCGCTGAGTATTTCGGTCACAAAGATGTCGAAGCAGCTAAGGCGGCTGGTGCGTCTAATAAGCAAATCGCTAAGTACATTTCTAGGAACCCCTCACGTCTGCGTGGCGGTAACGTACAAGGCGGCGGTGGTCTCTACGATGAGTACGCGAAGTATATGTAGTGATGAATCTTTTCAGTAAGTGCGCTCGTCGCTTGAGAATATGGGTAAAACTGTATTCTCTTATGACTGCGCCTGCTTGGGATGCCGAATTACAGCTTGAACAAGCTGCAGAGTGGCAGCCAAACGATGTCTATTGAGTATTACAAACTTAAATTAGTAAAAAATAATAAAGAGATAGAGTTAGGAGTAGCTGCTTTAGATGCTGCTCATGCACAAGGACAAGCTCTAGATATATCGAGGAGTCTTAGTGCTGAAAAGTTCGAACTTGGTTATGGAAAAACCAAACAAACTCGGTTGAGCAAACTCTACGAGAGGCTTGCTTTTAACGACTTCGACCACAGGGCTTGTTTTGAGTGGACAGGCTCAATGACTAACAAAGTACCCAGTACATATGTATTCGGAAAGAGGTACTACGTGCGTCCGTTAATTTTGGGATACCTGGACATAGAAAGAGATGGTGTAGTCAAAAATCAATGCAAGAACCATATGTGCATCAACCCATACCATAACCAGTATCTCAAGTCACGAAACTCAAAATTGGGTAGCGGAGACCTTCAAATGCTTCTAGCATTCCGAGGCCAAGGTGTGAGCGCTCCGCAAATCGCCAAGGCACTAAACGTACACCGCTCAACGATTTACCGGAACTTAAAGCATGAACGTATTTCTGATGGGAGTCAGGATTACAGACGAGGCAAGCACTGAAGACGGAAAAGTCAATGTGATTGCTGAATCTCTTCCTTCATCTGCAAAACGTATCTCCACAAAGGTTCAGCTGATTCAAAAAGCTGATCACTATGTCGGAAAACTTCTTCTGGATCTAAAAGAATCTCAAGAAGTCCTAGCCATTGGACCGACTAAGGCCACGCCGGATGGTGTTCTACAGATGCAGCCAATGCTGGTTGTCTCACGGGATAACTTTTCCGACATCCTTGCCATCAACACCTTCATGGCGTGTGGCGGGTTAGGACCTAAGTCTGAAGAAAATGAAGTCGGTGACTCAACTGTCACAAATCGGTCTATCGCTTGGCAGGCACCAGACGACCAAGAGACAAACTGGTTCAAGCTCACCGCATGGAACGAACATTCGAAGCAGCTTTCCGAACTTCCTAATGGAACTCCAACGATCGCAGTTGGTCGAGTGAGCACAAGCGAAAAGGATGACAAGCAGTATCTGAACTACGCAGTAGATCAAATCCTGTACCTACCTAAAGGCACGAAGTCCGCGCCTAAAAAAGCAGCTGACCCTGAAAAAGGACAAGTCTCTGCAGCGGCTATTGGTTCAATTAACTTTTCTCTCTGATCTATGACTTACATCGCAGGCAAATTTGCAGCAGATGAAATTCTCTGCCAAGTACCACCGCACACTCTTCGCATTGATCTCCAACAGCGCCGTTGGAAATCGGACACAGATCCGGATCAAGCAATTACCGACTCGAATGACAACGGGATCCCTATCTCATTTGTACTGCTCGGCTTTAGTCCCTTCTATGGGAACCTTGGAATGCGGAGTCATCAAGAATTCATCCGTATCGCTTTCGTGGGTGTGGACCCTACGCATCGTTTACTTCCTTCTCGTTGCGTCGCTACCGCTATTATTTCTGGCAAAAGCAGTCAGAAGAATTTTATTTCTTACTTTCAGACTCTTTATAACAACCGCATCAACGTTGCGGAAGTTATTACAAAGACTAAGTTTGTCCAGAAAAGCTTTACTCAGACTGATCCGGTGACGGGTGCAGACACTGGTAAAGTTAACTACAACGTTCTGGAATTCGCAGATCGACCGGTTGGTAACGACGAAGAAAAATCTCTCGTCAAAGATATTGATGAGTGGCTCAATGGCGATGGAGGAGAGCTGGTATCTTCTGCACTTCGTGCTCATATCTCCGGTGCGAATCTGGTCGAGCTACCTCTCGGAAAAGACCACACACAAATTAAAGAAGCATTCAATGAAGCTCATCCACAAATCGAAGCAGCTAAGTCAGAAGGGCTGGCGTCTCTACCTGCTGGGGCGGGCAACCCTAAAGGTGCACCTCCGGAACCTAAGTCAGAAACTAAAGAACTGACAAAGGAACAGAAGGAAGCTCTAGAAGCTGCTGGTTTATCTGTTTGAATCAAACCTATACAGGTTTGTTTAACAAGGGTCGCTTCGGCGACCTTTTTTCATGGCTTTAGAAGTGACTTCAAGGGAGGAAGCTCAGCTCCAGACTCCGCCACAGCGCGAGCAAGTTGTGAGAATAAACGTTTTTGTACAAGGTAGTTTGCGTGTAAAAGATCTAAGATCTCAATTAACTCAGGAACGCTGTTTACTTCCTTAGCTCGACTCATGAAATGAAGATGGTAGAACTCTTGCTCCATCGTCATGTAATCCCTCAAACGTTCTACAAGCTTTTCTGATTCTGACTCCATGTCGTTCTACCAAGTCCCAAACAATATTTTCAATCCTATTGCAGAAAGAAAGCTATGCCCCGGTCGAGTAGTTCTACCAAGCGATAATGCAGGAGAACTTAAGAGTCAGTTGATTTCATGGGGTTACACAGACTGCATTAGTGCACCACACGATGTTTCTTACCTTGAAATACAGTGGTGGAAGAGCTTACCAGAATTTGACTGGACAGTAGCGATCACTCAAGGAAAGCAAGAACTCGACTGGATTCTTGAACCAGGATTTGAGCTAGCTAAGAAAGGACTGATAATTCTCGATCGTTTGACTTTTTTAGAACCTACTAGGGGGCGAGCTGATTTCTTAAAGTCAAAACCTTTATCCAATATTATTGTTTTAAACCCTCGTCCGGTATTCCGTGCGGATCAGAGAAATACAAAAGACTCAGTAACATCTGCGTGGTATGTGTTTAATAAAGCTAAACCGAGAAATAAAGAGACAAAAATTGATTTCGATGTAAGCTGGCAGCGACCAAAGTCATTTTCATAAAAGTGAAAGGACGACTTCAACTCTTACTATCTCAATGGATTGAAACCCAGCAAGAGACCAACAAAAAGCTGGACACAATCACCTCGATCTTAGTGAGCAACCAACTTCTGCAGGAGTGTGTCGACCACACAGGGCAAGGAAGAGAAGCTGACGAAATTGCTGAGCTAATCGCTGATTCGTTCTCAGCGGGACGCTGCCTATTGAGCGAGTTAGACCAGAGAAATCGTGATTTTGAATATCAAAAGAGCGAATTCTTTATAGACGATGAGCCTGATAGCCCTACAAAAGCAGACACCGATTTAGAACCGTTTTAAAATTACTCAAAGGTAAAAGTTTTGGATACCAGGAAAACGATCAATGGTCTAAGGCATTATCAGTGCCCTGGAGTTCCTGAGTACCTGCCCTCTGTCACTTCAATTCTCAGTAGCACTGCAACCGCTAAAACTCAGCAGAAGTTAGCTCACTGGAACGTGATGAACCCAGGAGTAGCAGACGCAGCTGCTGCAAGAGGAACTTGGATACACGAAGCTAGCGAAAATCACATCCGAGGTTTAAAAGTCGTACCGCCTCAACACTATGCTCCTTACTGGGTAGGAGTGCCTGAAAGGATCGACGAACTTTTAGACGGTGGTCGAGTTCTTTGGTCTGAGAGACCTTTTAACCAACCAAAGTGGTCAAAATATGTAGGAGATGATGGTGTAGGCAGAATCTTTTATTACGACGAAAATTCTGGTCACGGTTACGCGGGCTGCTGCGACTTGATTTACATGGACCACAACGCTGAAATAATTCTTGCAGACTTTAAAACTAGTGCTGGTCCGTACAGCGCTCGGTTCCCCACGAAGAAACATAACTTGGACGAAAAAACTAAAAAAGCAATGATCTCAGGAGTTTTTAAGGTAAAGAAGACAAGGCTTCAACTAGCTGCTTACAAACTTGCAGCTGAGTCGTGCTTAGGAATTAAGATTAGTAAAACGCAGATCATCGTTTCCACTCCTTTCGACGAGTATCAAACTCAAGTATTCACTTTCGGTGAAACAGAGGTTGAGAAAGATGAAGCTGCGTGGTTGGAACTAGTAAATAAATTTTTTACTGAGGTCCGCCCGAAGGCTACACAGTCTTAAATCTTTGCTACCAAGGTGGCGAAACTCCGGATTTAGGGCAGAATGACGGAACTACAGAACTTCTCATGCATTTCATTTGCTCAGTAAACAGCAAAGTAGTCAGTGCGCTCGATGCTGTTACGGGCAAGATTGAGCAAGGTGGTGACTTTCGTACTTTTAACAATAACTGGAAACCTTGTACATATACCTCTGAAGAAATTGCTGATGAAGTAGGTCAGAGTAAAGGTCTATGTGCGTGGCATTTAGTTGAAGGAAAAAGAATAAAAGACGGCACCGGACTTATACAAGCCGGTTTAATTATTATCGATATCGATAATCAAGCCGACGGTAAAGATGTCAATGGAAACAAGATACAGAAACAGGAACTTTCTTGGGAAGAGGCAAAAGAGCTTGATATTTGTAAAAAATATCTTTCATTAGCTTACGACTCTCCGTCTACATCTCAGTCGTGGCCTAGGTTTCGCTTGGTTTTTGGTTT